ACTGCGACTACGCCGGCCAGCCCGTACCACACGCGCGAGGCGCGGTTGTCGGATATCGCTAAGGCGCAGAACATCATTCAGTTCTTGACGCCTGTTCCTAAGTAGTGGCCGCGGTTGCTCTTGATATCCGCAACCCGAAAACGTTGCGGGAGAATCTAGCTAAGTTCTCTGTCGACGATTTAGCGCTACTCAATTGGCGCCTGAAATGGAAAGCGACCGCGCGCCGGAAGCAGCTTCCGCCAGACGACAACAAGTGGGACTTTTTCGGTATCAAATCGGGACGCGGCTGGGGTAAGACGCTCTCGTCATCCAATTGGCTAGGGCAGCAAGCGGCGCAAGACCCCGGCTCTTATAACTTCGTAGTATCCCCTACGCATGAGGATGTGATCGGGGTGGACTTCTACGGGCCTACTGGGTTGCACTCAGTCATCCCCAAGCAGTTGATTAAGGACTCCACCAAGTCGCCCCCGGTTATTACGCTGAAAAACGGGGCGATCATCCGCGGGTTTTCCGCAGACACCCCGGAGCGCCTGCGGGGTCCGCAGTGCCATCGGGCGACATGCAATGAAGTGGCAGTATGGCGCTACCCGGAAAAGACATGGGATAACCTGATCTTCGGGCTGCGCTTGGGCGATCACCCGCAGGTGTTTTGGACGGGCACTCCTAAGCCCAAACCGTTCATCAAGATGTTGATGAACCTCAAGCGCTCTCTCACTATTTCCGGTAGCACCTACGAGAATGCGGAGAACCTAACTGACATTTTCTACGAGAACGTCGCCAAGTACGAAGGGACGAAAATCGGTCGTCAGGAGTTGTACGGGGAGCTGATCGACCCGGAGGAAGGCGGCTTCGTCAAGCGCTCCGATATCCGTTTGTGGCCCGCGCGCAAGCCGTTGCCCAAATTTCGTTTTGTGCTGATGTCACTCGACACGGCGTTCACAGAAAAAACCTGGGACAAGAAAGAGCAGACCGGCGACCCCACTGCGTGCACCGTGTGGGGTCTGTTCGAGCACGAACGGCGCGAGCACATCATGCTGTTGGAGGCGTGGGAGGAGTATTTGGGCTTCCCTGAGCTGATCCGGCGCGTGAAGTTTGAGAAGAGTTTCACCTACGGGGATACGAACGAGCCGCTCTTGCGCCCGGCGATCATCTCGCGGGCACAGCGGCCGAAGCACACCGGGCGCCCGATTGACTTGATTTTGGTCGAGGACACCGGCTCCGGGAAGTCGCTCATCCAAATGCTCGCGGTTGAGGGGGTCATCTGCCAGCCCTACCCGACCGACATGGACAAGCTGTCCAAGCTTCATGGCGCCTCGCCCCTCGTCTCTGCAGGGCGCATATGGGTCGTAGAGAGCCTACGGAACCAGGGGCAGCCTCGTGACTGGGCGGATGGGGTCATCACGCAGCTCTGCACCTACGTGGGCGAGGGCTCGCTTACGCACGACGATTTACTCGATACGGCAACGCAGGCTTTGCTTTTCTTTATGCAGCGGTTCAATATTCGCTTGACAGTGCGTGTGGATCCTGCCAAGGCGGTTGCGCAGGCGGCAGAACGTCTCAAGCAGCAACGGCGGAGCAATCCTTATGACGGCTAACGTATGACCTATCGCACCCGAGTTAGATTGATCGAAGCATTTCGCTGGAACGGCCAGCCAGAGGCTGAGTGGCCGCCGTGGGCGACCCCGGAGTTGTTGATGCGGTCGGGTAGCGCACTGCATGCGTATACTCTGAATGGTCCAGTACGCGTTAACTGCGGTGACTGGTGCATTCAAGGGGAGAAGGAAATTTACCCCTGCACTGACGAAGAGTTCCACAAGCGGTACGAGGCGTGGATGGCGCCAATAAAACAGACCGTGACACAGCAGATGACGCGTGAGCCGACTAAAGAGTTAGACGATGGCGCTTGATGACGAAGACAGCTCGCCGTACCCCTCAGACGGTGAGCCGAACGAATCCTCCCCCGGGGTGACGGACACGGATGATGGCGGCGCGATCGTCAAGACTGATGATGACGAAGACGAACCCCCTGCGGATGAGTCGGACTTTTTTCGCAACTTGGTGCCGGAACTGGACCCCTCGCAGCTCTCGCAGTTTACTGCGGAGTTGTTGGAGCGTATCGAGTACGACAAAGAGTCTCGCAAAGGGCGGGATAAGCAGTATGACGAGGGCATCAAACGCACGGGATTAGCCGGCGAGGACGTCAGTGCACCCGCCTTTGACGGGGGCTCCAAAGCCACGCATCCGATGTTGTCCAAAGCGATTCTGTATTACCAGTCACACACGATCGGTGAGTTGATGCCGCCCAATGGTCCGGTGAAGGACTGGATACCGGGTAAGAGCACCCCGGAGCGCGTGGAGAAGGCAGAGCGCAAAACCGCGCACATGAACTGGCAGTTCCGCAAGCAAATGCCGGAATTCCGCTCACAACTGGAAAAGCTGCTCTCGCAGCAGTTGCCCGCAGGCAGCCAGTACATGCGCTTGGTGTACGACTCGGACAAAAAGCGGCCCGTCCCGACGTTCTGGCCCATCGATCAGGTGCTCATCCCGGATGCAGCGGCGGATTTCTACTCGGCCGAACGGCGTACGCTGATTGATACGATTACCCAACATGAGTTGGAATCCCGCATCCGGCAAGGGTACTACGCGAAAACTTCGGTGATTGCAGCATCTCAGGTACCGGAAAGCACGCAGGCGGAGAAGACTACCAACAAGGTGCAGGGCAAGGACACGACCAGTGCGGGTAACCAAGATGGAGTGCGGCGCATTTATGTGGTGGAGGTGCTTGCGGAGCTGGAGGACACAGACCGGTTACGGGTGGCGGGCGATCAGCGTAACGCAGACCCGGATATTGACTCGATTATCTCCCGCGAAGGGGCAAAGCCGTATTTGATCGAGGTAGACCCGCTCGCGCGGGAGATCCTGCGTGCGGTGCGCAATTGGGAGGAATATGACGAGAAGTGCGAAAACTTGTGCTGGCTCGTGGACTTCGAGTGCCTGCCGTGGCGCGGTGCGCAGTCGGTGGGGCTCATTCATTACGCAGGATCGTTGGCCGGCGCCAGCACGGGCTCACTCCGGGCGTTGTTGGATACTGCTCATGTCAACAATCTACCCACCTTGCTACGACTCAAAGGGGCAGCCTCGTCCGGACAGACGTTAAACCTAAACGTCTGTGGCGTGACGGAGATTGAGGGAGCTGCGATCGGCGATCAGGATATCCGCAAGATTCTGATGGCGGTACCCTTTAACCCGCCGTCTACGATGCTGTATCAGCTCTTGGGCTGGTGCACCGAGCAGGGCGAGGCGCTGGTTCGCACCACGTTCGAGAACCTCTCGGAAGACGGCTCGCCCAACATGCCGGTGGGCACGACGTTAGCGTTAATTGAGCAGGGCTTGAAAGTCCTGTCGGCTATTCACATGCGCCTGCACGGGGCGATGGATCGGCTGATCGGTATCCTGCACCGTATCAACCGGATGTATATCACGGATGAGGAAATACTTGATGATACGGGTGAGATGTTGGCCTACCGGGCCGACTATGAGGGTCCTGTTGATGTGGTCCCCGTCTCGGATCCACAGGTATTTTCGGATATCCAGAGATTTGCACAGCTCCAAATTATTCAACAACGTGCTGATCTGCATCCCGAGTTATACGATCCACGTAAAGTGGAGACGCTTATCCTGGAGCGGACCAAGATCCCTAATGCGGTGGATCTTCTCAAGCCGGAGACGCAGGCGCAGGAGCTGAATGCGGTCAACGAGAACGTGGCGATGACACTGGGGCGCCCGGTGATTGCGCAGCCGGAGCAGGACCACTTGGCGCATATCCAGGTGTTGTTGGATTACATGCTCTCCCCGTTTTTTGGGATGCTCTCGATCATTGCGCCGAAGTACATCCCCGCAGCACTCGCGCACTTAGTGGAGCATTTGGCCTACTGGTACATGGCAACGACGGTGGAGCTGGGCTCGAAAGCCGCGACAGACGCTACGGGCAAACCGCAGGATTTGGGTAAGCTCACCGCATTCCAAGATCCTGAGACGTCCAAGCAGATGGATCAGTTGTTGGCGGAAGCGTCCCACCACGTCATGGACACCGCAAAGCAGGTGCTCTCGAAAATACCGCCCGCGATCCAGCAGGCGCAGCAGCTCCTGCAGTCTCTGTCCCCACCCCCGATGCAGGACCCGGGGCAGGCGGCGCTTGCGGTGGCTAAGGAGAACACGCAAGGCAAGGTGCAAGCGATCCAGGCGAAAGGTCAGCAGGACCAGCAGACCGTACAATCCAAGAATCAGGCGATGCTGCAACAAACAGCGATGGAGCAGCAAGGCGAGGCA